GACCTATTCACAAAATTTGGTATTGAACTACGAGACCAAGCAAACTTTATTGTTTCGAGAAAAAGATGGAAACAACTTATTGGGTCTCGTCTGGACGAAGCAAACTTCCGTCCAAGAGAGGGTGACCTGATTTATCTTTCTCTATCCGAATCAATCTTTGAGATTCGTCGTGTAGAAACAGAAACACCATTCTATCAACTCAGTAATCTTCCTACATTCCGTATGCAGTGTGAACTGTTCGAGTATAATGATGAAGACTTTGATACAGACATTGATGATATCGATGTGATTGAAAAGGAATCTGCATTCCAATATGCTTTGACTATGGATTCATCATCTATTGGATATATTGTTGGCGAAACTGTAGTTCAACAGTTTAGCACATATGATATGAAAGGTGAAGTAACTGATTGGTCTGATTCAGATAATATTTTACAAGTCGCACACGTTGGTGCAACTGATGGTCTTTTCCATACCTTTACGACTAATGCGGTTGTTCGGGGACAAACCTCGGCCTCGATTGCAACACCAACACTTGTTCAGGAATTACAAGAGATTCAGAAAGACGCACAGAATGATATCTTCAATGATTTTGAGGCAGACTTCCTAGACTTCTCAGAATCTAACCCATTCGGAGATATCGGATAATGTTTGGTGGTCACTTCTATCATAAAAGAGTAAGAACTGCGGTATCTGTATTTGGTTCGATGTTCAATAATCTACATGTTCTTAGAACAAATAGTGGAGGAGAGGTTATCTCTCAAGTTAAGGTTCCTCTATCATATGCACCAAAAAGAAATTTCATTTCTCGTCTAGAGGAAATGAATAAAGGGGAAGATGCGGAACGTAGAGTTGCAATTAAATTGCCTCGTATGTCCTTTGAGATTACGAATATGCAATATGATGCGACTCGTCAATTACCTAAGATGAATAGTATTTCTAAAGCTATTAGTGATAGTATCACTACTCGTCAGAGAATATATACCGCAACACCATATACAATCTCATTTCAATTGAACATTTATGCAAAGTCACAAGATGATGCATTACAAGTTGTAGAACAGATTTTACCCTATTTTGCACCCCAATATACAGTGACTATCAAACCATTCTCTGATATTCCCGACTTGACCGAAGACGTTCCTGTTACCCTATCTGGTGTGACCTTTTCAGACGACTTTGAGGGTGCGGTTGAACAACGTAGAACAATCATATATACATTAGACTTTGAGATGAAAATCGCATTGTATGGCCCAGATAAAACTGGATTTATCATTCGTGATGTTCGTAATAGTTTCTTCCTACAAGAAGCTGGTCTTCAGGATAGTGATGTTTATATTAAGACTTTACAGATTACACCAGACCCATCCTCAGTAAATGCGGATAGTGATTATGGATTTATTGAAACAACATTAGATAGTGATGGCAGTTGATGAGTGAAGAAGAAAAGAATTTAAAAGACGACTATGAATACTCTCGTGAAACATATTATAACCTTTTAGCAAAGGGTCAAGAGAGTTTAGAGTTGATGATTGAAGTTGCTCGTGAGTCCGAGCATCCTAGAGCATTTGAAGTTTTGTCAGGTATGATGAAGAACATGGCAGACATCAATGACAAGTTGATGGACTTGAATAAGAAAAATAAAGACATTAACAAAAAGGATGAACCTAAACAAGTAGGTAACACCACGAACAATTTGTTTGTAGGAACGACTACAGACTTACAACGACTCATACAACAAGAGTCGGGAGTGGTAATTGATGCAGAACCCGAATCAGAATGAATCATATCTTGGCAATATAAATGTCAAGCGTGATGGTGTTCAACATCAATTTACAGAACCAGAGGTCAAGGAATATCTAAAGTGTTCCAAAGACCCTGTATATTTCTGTAAGAATTACTTGAAGGTAATTTCTCTCGACGAAGGATTAGTGCCGTTTGACCTTTATCCGTATCAAGAAAAAATGTTCCAGCACTTCAATAACAACAGATTTTCGATTGTTTTGGCGTGTCGTCAGTCGGGTAAGTCGATTAGTTCTGTTGGCTATATTTTATGGTATGCTTGTTTTCATAGCGAGAAAACGATTGCAGTTCTCGCAAACAAAGGTGCCACTGCTCGTGAGATGTTATCGCGGATTACGCTCATGTTGGAAAACCTTCCCTTCTTTTTGCAGCCAGGATGCAAAGCTCTCAACAAAGGTTCTATCGAATTTAGTAATAACTCTCGCATTATTGCCAGTGCTACCTCTGGTAGTTCCATTCGTGGTATGTCTGTTAATCTACTATTTCTTGATGAGTTTGCCTTCGTTGAAAGAGCGAATGAGTTTTATACTTCGACCTATCCCGTTGTCTCGGCGGGTAAAGATACAAAGGTCATCATTACATCAACTGCAAACGGAATTGGCAATACATTCCATAAAATCTGGGAGGGAGCAGTTCAAAAAGTTAATGAGTTCACGCCGTTCACGGTAAACTGGTATGATGTGCCTGGCCGTGACGAAGAGTGGAAGCGACAAACTATCGCAAACACATCGAAGTTACAGTTCGACCAAGAGTTCGGCAACACCTTCTACGGAACAGGTGATACTCTAATCAACGCCGAGACGTTATTATCTTTTCGTGCGAAACCACCAACGGATGTTCTCGAAGGCGGCGACCTACTGGTCTATGAGAAACCACAACCCAATCATGAATATATCATGACTGTTGATGTGTCAAAGGGAAGAGGACAGGATTATTCAACCTTTACGGTAATCGACATTGGCACTAGACCTTTTAAACAGGTGGCCGTATATCGCAACAACACTATATCTCCATTGCTCTTTCCTAACATTATATATAAGTATGCAAACCTCTATAATGAGGCATATGTAATTATTGAATCAAATGATTCGGGACAAGTAGTATGTAACGGACTATATCAAGACTTAGAGTATGACAACATCCATATGGAATCTGCGGTGAAAGCAAACCGTATTGGTATCGAGATGAATAGAAAGGTCAAGAGACTGGGTTGTTCTGCGATTAAAGACGTTCTAGAGAATAAAAAACTAGATATTGTAGATGAAAATAGTATCTTAGAAATTTCTACATTCGTATCAAAGGGACAATCATATGAAGCGTCTGATGGTAATCATGACGACTTGATGATGAACCTAGTGATGTTTGGATACTTTATTTCGACTCAATACTTTGCTGATATGACAGATATCAACTTGAAAGAGATGATGTTTAAGAGAAAAATGAAAGAGATTGAGGATGATGTCCCGCCTGTGGGATTCATTGACAATGGTTTAGACTACGCAGAACAACAGGATATAGTCCAAGAACAAGGGTGGCACAATTTTTCGGGGACAGACATTGGTATTGAGGATTGGTAATTGTCAAAAGTTGTTCAGTTATAAATAAAGGTATGTGAAAAACTACCGTATTATGAAACTTATAATTAGATAAACGAAAAAGGAAAAAGTTATGGCACTTTTTACACCCTCTGCTTCTCCTGCTGTAACCGTAAAAGAAATTGACTTAACGGGCGTAGTGCCTAATGTTCAAACTTCTACGGGTGCATTTGTGGGGAATTTCGGTTGGGGGCCAGTAGGTCAAGCCACACTTGTTTCGGACGAAACAGGTTTGGTGAGTACTTTCTCTGCTCCAACTGATGCTAACACGGTAGATTTCCATTCTGCCGCATATTTTTTAAGATATTCTAACTCACTCTATGTTGTGCGTGAGCAAGACAGTGATGGCGTTAATGCTGTCGCAAACCACACCTCTCTAGGTTCATTGACTGCACAGGCAATCAATAACTTGGACGCATTTGAAGACCTATCTCTTGATAGTTCTGACGGTGCATTCATCGCAAAATATCCAGGCGAACTCGGTAACTCTCTGAAAATCTCCGTTGTGGGAACAGACAGTTCAGGTGGTTCTTCAGTGAACTTCAATGCTTGGGCATACAAATCAAGCTTTGACGGTGCTCCAGGCACGTCATCATTTGTATCGGCTCTTGGTGGGTCTAATGACGAAATTCACGTTGCTGTTATTGACGAAGATGGAAACATCTCTGGAACTGCTGGAACAGTTCTCGAAACATTCCCATATCTTTCTGTCGCTGCAAACGCTAAAGCATCGGACGGAACATCTAACTACTACAAAGATGTTCTAAAACTCCGTTCTGCTTGGGTCTATGCTGGTGATTTCCACACAGGTGACTCAGATGCTGTATCTGACTTCGTCGGTGCTAACTGGGGTAACAACGCAACAACTGCTGGTGAGAACTTTGCAACTGGACAAAACTTCAGTGCAACCGAAAGCACTTGGTCATTTACCTCTGGTGTGACTTCAAGTTCACTTGGTACAGATGATGTTCTTCGTGGTTTCGACAAGTTTGAAGACAAAGACAACATCGAAGTTGACTTCCTGATTGCTCCTGAATCAATTGCTGACATAACAGCAACAACTGTTGTGAATGACCTTGTCGCAATCGCAGGTACAACTCGTAAAGACTGTGTTGCTGTCGCATCACCTTCTCGTAACGCTGCTATTACTGTTGGCACCAACGCTGGTGTTCTTGTATGTAATAACACTTACACCAAATCGTCTTACTTAGTTCAAGACAACAATTATCTCAAAGTATTTGACAAGTATAATGACAAATACATCAAGATTCCCGCCAACTCCTCAACCGCTGGTTTGATGGCCGCAACCGACCTAGTCGCTGCCCCATGGTTCTCTCCTGCTGGTTCTCGTCGTGGTAGATATCTTGGTATTACAGATATTGTCCTGTCTCCAACTAAAGCAGAAAGAGACGCCCTGTATAAAGCAGGAATCAACCCAATCGCAAACATCCCAGGCGAGGGCATTATGCTCTTCGGTGACAAAACGAACGAATCGCGTCCAAGCGCATTTGACCGTATCAATGTTCGCCGTCTCTTCTTGGGTGTTGAACGTGCGATTTCAGTAGCGGGTCGCAACGTAATGTTTGAATTCAATGACGAGTTTACTCGTGCTGAATTCGTAAACATCGTTGAACCATTCCTTCGTGAGATTCAAGGTCGTCGTGGTATCACTGACTTCCGTGTTGTCTGTGACGAAACGAATAACACCCCTGCCGTGGTTGACCGTAATGAATTCATCGCAAGCATCTTCATCAAGCCTGCCCGTTCTATCAACTATGTGACATTGAATTTTGTCGCAGTTAGAACTGGTGTAGAGTTTGAAGAAGTTGTTGGCACAGTCTAGAGGAGTAACAAACAATGGCAATTTTAGGCGTAGATGACTTTAAGTCAAAATTAAGAGGTGGGGGCGCTCGTCCAAATCTCTTCAAAGCAACAATCAACTTTCCAGGCTATGCTGGTGGTGACGTAGAACTTACATCTTTTCTGTGTAAGGCTGCTCAGTTACCAGCATCTATAATGGGTACATTTGATATTCCGTTCCGTGGTCGTCAGTTAAAGATGGCAGGTGACAGAACATTTGAACCTTGGACAGTAACCATCATCAATGACACCGATTTTGCAATCCGTAATGCTATGGAGCGCTGGATGAACGGTATCAATGCCCACCAAGCTAATACTGGTCTAAGTAATCCTGTTGATTACCAAGCAGACTTGATTGTTGAGCAGTTGGACAGAGATGGGTCAACAGTGAAAACATATAACTTCCGTGGTTGTTTCCCGACTAATGTCGCGGCAATCGATGTGAATTATGAGACTGTAGACCAAATTGAAGAGTTTACTGTTGAGTTCCAAGTCCAGTACTGGGAATCAGATACCACTAGTTAATCTAGTTATAAGTAGTGGGGAAGGGGTGAAGAGTCCCTTCCCCATATTATAAGTTTTTGATAGGATAGTCATGGCAGAACAAGATAATAGTATCTTTAAGTTATTTGGGTTCGAACTCAAGAGAGCTTCAGAACAGAAACCTAAAGAACAGGAAAAACTCAAATCTATTGTTGCTCCCACCGATGAAGATGGTGCGGGTTACGTTACTGCGTCTGGTAGTCACTATGGTCAATACATTGACATGGATGGCGCACAGGCGAAGGACAATCAACAACTTATTGTAAAATATCGTGGTGTAGCATCTCACCCTGAAGTAGATGCCGCAATCGAAGATATTGTGAATGAATCAATCGTTGGTTCTGAAATGGGTATCTCTTGTGAAATTAATTTAGATGGTGTTGATGCACCAGATAATATAAAAAAGACCATGACCGAAGAGTTCAACAACATTTATGGTATGTTGAAATTTGGTGATTTGGGTCACGACATTTTCCGTTCATTCTATGTTGATGGTCGTATCTACCACCACCTCGTAGTGAACGAGAGTAATCTTAAAGCAGGTATTCAAGAAATTAGAACGATTGATGCCGCAAAGATTCGTAAAGTAAAAGAAGTCAAGTATAAAAAAGACCAAGCGACAGGCGCAAAGATTGTCGAGAAGGTCAACGAATTCTATATCTATCAAGAGAGAGCTGGTCAAAACCAAGGCGTAAAACTTTCTCCTGATTCAGTGTCTTATGTATCGTCGGGTCTCCTTGACCCTAGTAAGAGACAGGTCGTATCCTATCTCCATAAGGCACTTAAACCAATCAACCAACTTCGTATGATGGAAGACAGTCTTGTCATCTATCGTCTCGCACGTGCGCCTGAGCGCCGTATCTTCTATATCGATGTTGGTAACATGCCTCGTAATAAATCAGAGGCATATATGAAAGACATTATGTCTCGTTATCGTAATAAGATTGTTTACGATTCAAATACGGGACAACTAAAAGATGACCGTAAACATATGTCCATGTTGGAAGACTTCTGGCTTCCTCGTCGTGAGGGTGGTAGAGGAACTGAAATCACTACTCTGCCTGGCGGTGAGAACCTTGGACAGATTGACGATATTATCTATTTTCAGAAGAGATTATATCGTTCACTTAATGTTCCAGTAAATCGATTAGAACAAGAGTCTCAATTCTCTCTTGGTCGTTCAACCGAGATTTCACGGGACGAAGTTAAATTCCAGAAGTTTATTGACCGTCTCCGTAGACGTTTCTCAACTCTTTTCACTGGTATTCTAAAGAAACAACTGATTCTCAAGGGTATCATCACTGAACAAGATTGGGAACAATGGAAAAGTGATATTGGTATCGATTTCCAAAGAGATAATCATTTTACAGAACTCAAGGACGCTGAACTATTACAGAATAGACTTCAGACTCTTGACCAAGTATCACAGTATGTTGGTGAATATTTCTCCCGTGAGTGGGCTATGAAAAATGTAATGATGATGTCAGACGAAGACATCGAAGAAATGAAAAAACAAGTCGAGGCAGAAAACTCTGTCGTTGACGAAGATGAAACCGAAGAGGAAGTATAAAATGAGTGAAACAGATACAACAGAACCTACATCAGTAGAAGAACTGATTAATCAGATTACTGCGGGTGAACTAAACAAAGCGGAGGGTTCATTCCAAAGTATCGTCCAAGATAAGATGGCAGATGCGTTAGAGTCACAACGTATCGCAACTGCACAAGCAATCTTCAATACACCCGAAGGTCTTGATGACGAAGACATCGATATTACAGACGAAGAAATCGTTGATGAAGAAGAACTTGATGCTGTAGAACAAGTCCTTGACGAAGACGAAG